CTGGGCGGATGGAAGAGCGTGATGGGATGCGCTCACTCAAGGCCACGGCGACCGGTGCCGCTGCCGGTGCTGTCCTGGGCACAGGCCTGGACTTCGGCCTCTCCCAGGTGGGCCAGCGGTTCGCCCGAGAAGCCCCAGCAGTAGAGCCGCCCACCAACGCCACCCCTGATGTGCGGGGGATGTCCGTTGAGGCCCGCAAGCAGCTCAATCAGGCCTACCACACCCCTCTCCCCGAGGTGGCACCGGACATTCCCACGCGGCAGGTCGCAGGGTTCACCATCCCAGACGAGCCGGGGATGCTCAACCCCCGCAGCAACATGGGAGAGGTGAAGGCCTTCGCCCAGGTACTCTCCAGGCAATTGGAAGACCTGCCAGCGGAGTCTGCCGATGACGCCATCCGGGGGCTGATGAACTCTGACCTTTCCACCAGGGAACTCACCAACCTCAAGGCCAGCGTCCAGCAAGCCTCCAACCGTCTCACCCACCGGCTGGCAGCCGTCACCGACATGCTCCAGTCAGCGGACGACAGTGTCCTGGTCCGTCTGCAGCGGGAGCAGGGAGAACTTGCCCACCTCCAAGCCAAGATGGAGCAGTTCGATTCCATCCTCAGGGCTGACTCTGGGCGCAACCTCAGGGCACGACAGGAGTTCGAGACGGACCTCAACGACCTCTCCTTCGACAAGATCCGCGAGGTTCTCCGCGAGCGTGGTGTGAAGGAGCGGGACATTCAGGATGCCGTCGAGCAGGAGTTCATGCGCCGCTACACCAAGGTCATGAACTCCCGCGAGTACAAGGAGCAGACCCGTCAGCTTGACCTGGACCTGGAGAAAGCCCTGATGAACGGGGACATGCAAGAAGCGATGCGGATCGCTATCGACAAGCGGATGGTCCGTGACCGGCTCCTGGGAGAAGCCCCCCGGCACACCCACTCCTGGTGGCACAAGCTGGCCGAGGGTGCGATCTCCAACGTGTTCTCCGCGACCACCCTGGCGATCAACCTCGTCCCGTCCGCCGTGAAGGGTCTCGTCATCCCAGGCCTCAAGGCGCTGCTCAACAATCCCGCCCAGAAGGCCACACGGGCCGAGGCAGCCGCTTCCTATGGAGCCATGAAGTCTTCCATGGGAGCAGCCTGGAGAGCCGCCAAGGCAGCCTGGAGGTACGAACAGGCGATCATGTCCCACGACCCCAACCGCTTCCTTGAGTCGCACCTTGCGATGGGCGGCGGGAAGATCAGCGGTAAGGTAGCACCTCACATCCGCTTCTTCCTGCGGGGCATCAACGCCACCGACGAGTTCCTCACTCGGATCTACTACAACGCCTACGTGGCCGGGAAGGCTGCGGCTCAGGCTGCCGAGGAAGGAATGAGCCTGGGGTACAAGGGCAAGGCCCTGGACGCCTACATCAAGCGGCACACCAAGACTGCCCTGGACAACGCCTACCGGATCGACAACACCGAGGCCATCCTCGACCCCATCATCAAGAAGGGAGAGAACCTGGGACTGCGTGGTAAGGCCCTGGAGAAGTACATCCGCAGGGAAGCTGCCAGGGATCCCGAGATCCTGGTGCGAGCCGTGGACGAGGAAGGTCTGGACTACATCAGGGAGGTTCTCTACAAGCGTGGCTTCTCCGGTGAGAGCGGCCTGTCCTACATGGCGCTCAAGACCGAGGATGCGATGAACAAGTACCCGCTGCTCAAGTTGGTCAGCGGGCAGCTCTTCTTCCGCACCCCGATCCGCGTCATCGAGGAAGGCCTCAGGCTCACTCCTGGTCTGAACATGGTGCTGCCCAACGGCTTCCATGCAGACCTCGCCGGGAAGAACGGACTCAACCGACAAATCAAGGCCCGAGCCGAGGCGCTAATCTCGTTCACCTTCGCTGCCGCTGCTGCAACGCTGTGGGCCGAAGGGAAGGCCACTGGAGATGGAGCCTATGGCGACTGGCGTCAGCAGCGTCTCCAACAGGACAGCCACATGCCTGACCCCTACACCATCAAGATGGACGACGGCTCCACCTGGAACTACCGCTTCTTCGATCCCATCGCGACTCCCATGAAGATCATGTTCAACGCCTTCGAGCGGCTGGACACCCTTCGTATCCGTGAGGCGCAGGGGGAGTTCGTGGACAAGCAGGAGTACCAGAAGGCCCTGTCTGCCTTGACCGTAGGGACCAGCGCGGTGATCTCGGCTGTACGGGATGCCAACCTGCTGACCGGTGTGGACCAGATGATCGAGAACCTGGAGATGATCGGTAACCCTGAGGATAGCAACAGCCTCTGGGTGAAGAACTTCGGAGAACGTATCCGGCTCCTGGTACCCAACACCCTTCACAAGGCGTCTCGCTACAACGATCCTGAGTATCGGGCACCGGCAGACTTCGCCCAGATGCTGGAGCAGCAGCTCCTTCGCCCGGTCGGTCTCGGTGGGCAGATCCTAACGCCCTACTCCTACGACCACCTAGGTCGTCGCCGGGAGCTGACCGATGTGGGGATGCTCTTCAACATCTTCTCTCGCGCTACCCCTGAGGAGCGCGAGAAGGGACGCAGCGAGCAGGAACTCCGCATCGACGCTGAACTGGTCAGGCTCCAGCGGGAAACGGGTCTGATCCTCCGGTACCCCTTCCAGCACCCCTCCACCGGAGACATGGACCTCCGCACCGTGGCCACGGCGGATGGCAGCGAGACATTGTTCGACAAGTGGAACCGCTACTTCAACGAGCAGATCCCTCTCGATGCCCTGGAAGCCGTGCTGTTCTCGGAACTTCCCGAAGGTACCTTCAAGCATAAGGCAGCCAAGGTGGAGCGGACTCGGGAGATCCTCAACAACGCCCGCGAGAGGGCCTTTCAGCGGATGAGAGCCGAGGAGCAGGAAGCCCTCCAGCGACAGCTCCAAGAGCGCATCCGCAAGGCTGAGACCGATGCCGGTCTATGGGACTTGGATCGGCAGACCGTCAGGCAGCCAGCCTTCGAGACACCCTGGTCGCAGTGACCACAACACCCACCCAAGGGGCGGCTCAATGAGTCGCCCTTTTCTTTTGCCTGGAGATAACGCATGGCACTAGCTCAGGTGCAATACACCCAGAGTGCGGCTGGGAATCGCAACTTTACCGTACCTTTTCCGTATATCTCACGGGACCACGTAAAGGTTTCCGTCAACGGGAACCCCGTGGCATTCACCTGGACCAACAATGCCACCGTCCAACTGGCGACTGCCCCGGCTGTTGGCGCTGTAATCGACGTCCGCCGTGAGACCGAGCGGGTGAACCTCCTGGTGGACTTCCAAGACGCCTCCACCATCACCGAGCGGGAGCTGGACCTCTCCGCTCAGCAAGCCTTCTACCTCGCCCAGGAAGCCTTCGACGCCACTGGCGGTACACTGTCCGTCAGTCCTGATGGCTCCTACTCGGCAGCCGGTCGCCGCATCCGTGACGTAGGCACCCCGACTCAACCGGGAGATGCCGCCAATCGCCAGTGGGTGATCAACCAGTTTCAGTCCGGTGTCGACGCTGGTGTAGCCAAGGCTGCTGCCGAGGCTGCCCGCGACAAGGCCCAGCAGTGGGCTGACGCTGCTCGCAACACCCAGGTGGAACCCAACCGGTTCTCTGCCCGCCACCACGCACTGAACGCGGCGGACTCTGCCAGTGCGGCTGCGGCTTCTGCCGCTTCCATCGTGGCGGATGAACTCCTGGCCAGCCAGAAGGCCGACGAAGCGGCTGCCTCTGCCAGTGCCGCCCAGACCGCTCGTACCGGGGCAGAGGCTGCGCGGAATGCTGCGCAAACCGCTCAGGCTGCTGCCGAGACTGCGCGAAACACTGCTCAGTCAGCCGCGACGACCGCGACCGGGGCACGGGATACCACCCTGGCGTACCGCGACCAGACGCTGACCTACCGCGACACCGCGAACAGTCATCGAGTCAACGCCGAGACCGCTCGCAACGAAGCCCTGAACTTCCGCAACACCGCGAGTGATCACGCCACCACCGCGAACAATGCCGCCAACACCGCGCTCTCGCACCGCAACACCGCCAACGATCACCGGCTGAATGCGGCAGCGAGTGCCACTTCGGCTGCCAACAGCGCCACCGAGGCCAACACTCACCGCCAGGCGGCGGCCAACTCTGCGGCTGAAGCTGCTGGTTACGCTGCTGGTGTGAACTTACCGAGTGCTGCGGGTAACGGTGGAAAGCTGTTACGCCAGAAAGCGGATGGGAGCGGGCTGGAATACTTCGCTTCTCCGGGTTCCGGTGGCGGACTGGACGCCGATAAGGTCGATGGTTATGACGCAGATCAGTTGGTGAAGGCAGATGCGACTTCAGCTTTCATCCACGCGAAAAGCTTCGGCCTTGCGATTACATCAGGACGATCTGGGACTACAGGTGGTTGGGCACGTCACCTCTCTCTAGCTAACAGTCCTGCCTCCTCGAACACAGGTGCTTTCGGTTGTTTGGGGAGTGCTGAAAGTATTACCTATTGCTTCATCAGTGCCGATAAATCAGACGCGACCCATTACAGCTCCTCATCTGCCCTGCGTGTGTACCCCGACAAAGTGACTTTCGGAGGCAACCGTGTTCTGGATGCGGGAGGATTCGACCTCCTTTGGTCTGGATCGGTTGGTACTGCTAACGTCGTACTGACCCTAGCTAAACCTGTAGCAGTGGGTGATCTGATCGTGATTCGTCACAACGACTCTAACCAGTTTACTGGTGTTGGGTTTGTCACTCGGCTTGGGGGAAGCGGGACTCACAACTTCACTGTCACCTTTGGTGTTGGAGGCGGCACAACTCTTTACGTCAACTCTGCCGGGACGGAGGTAACAACCAGATCCTACACCAGTGGTTACGGTATTTCAGCTATCTACCGAGTCAAGTTAGGGAGTTAATGTATGGAAGTATTTGTGCATAAGGAGACCGGGGTCATCCAAGTGTTTCCTGTTCCTGATGGTATTGAAGAATGGCATAAGGTTGAAGTACCGGAAGGTTTCTCAGTATCTGGGAAAGTCTTTGATCCAGCATCTAAGAGCTTCAAGCCTGATGTCGAGGCTTTGGGTGCTGCGGTCAGGACTACTAGGGACGAACGTCTAGCCGCAACCGACTGGGTGGTCATCAAGTCCCAAGAGACTGGCCTACCAGTCCCGCCTGAATGGGCCGCTTATCGCCAAGCCCTCCGTGACATCACCAAGCAACCCGGCTTCCCTCTGGAAGTCGAGTGGCCAGTTGAACCGGAGGTGACCTGATAAGCCATGTCCCTACGTCAAACTGCCGAGCATGTGGCGCAGGTGACCACTCCTGTGCCCATCAGTGTATCCGGGTTGACGTTCATGGGGGTGACCTTCCAAGACTGGGTATTCATCGCCACTGCGATCCTGCTGGTATTCCAGTTGATCGTGATCGTCCCCAAAGCCTTGA